TTCCCGATAACATCAATAATATTTTCGCCTTCCGCCAACGCAACCCCGATACCTCGCATCATGTCGGATATCGAATAGCCTATCATATCTCCGATGTTCATCGATAACCCTTTCGTCTCGTCGACGAGTCGTCCCATACCGGCTTCAACCAGTGACGTATCAATTTCAGGTATTATAACAAATTGTCCTGATTTATCGAGCAAATCCTGATAACCTTTAAACAAGTCCGTTTCACGAAAAGCAGCAGCTCCTGACTTGATTTTTAAGTCAATTGTTAACTCTCGCCCGCCTGTTAGTAAATCCAACGCAGACGATAAGTCTTTTATTTTATTCTCTGTTTTTTCAATTTCAGCATAAACATTTTTAACGACTATCTCTCCGCTGCGTAATCCTTCTAACCGTTTCGTCAAAACAGTTATCTCATCCGACGTCCTACGAATTAACTCATTTACATCGCTGCCGTCCTTAATAAGTTGCTCCTGTGTGGCGACTAATCCGCCTATCGTTGAGGTTAAATCTCCTGTTACGGTTTCAAGATTACTAACTGCCTGTGCTTGCTCCTCTGTCGCCTCGGTTACTTTTTCTGTTTCTTTTTTTACCTTTTCAATCGATGGACTCAACTTGTCGGAAAATGACCGCAAGCCTTCCGCCAACTTATCAAGCCCGATGAAATCAAACACGCCAGCCAGCGCCGACGATATTGCTGAAACTGCATTAAAAACTATCTTTTTTATACCGTTGAAAATATCGTTAAACAGGTTTTTCAACCCTTCAAGCGCCTGTTTAAAATCAAGCGTGAATATTCCGTGAAGTATCTGCGCTACATTCTTAAATGTGTTTACAAACACTTCCAATGCAGCCATTACAATTCTCAACGCATTACCAAATATATTTATTATATCATCACCGATAGCATTCCAAATCGTTTTTACCGCTGTTTTTATCGCATTAAACGCTGTAACAATATCATCTTTAATAGCTATTGCCATCGACTTTATCGTTTCAAATACTTTTGCCCCATCTCCCGACGTGAAGTATTCTTTTATTGCATCCCAATTAGCGACTATTAATGCCGTCGCACCCGCTATCGCAGCGACAGCAATACCAACCGGTCCCGTCATAGCAGTAAATGCAGTACCGATTAAAGGTGCTATTTTTAACAACTGTCCGAGTGCTAACACTGCGGGACCAATGGCAGCAACAATTCCAGCAAACGCTACACCTATTTTTAAAACGACAGGGTTTAAACTCGATATAGCGTTAAGTATATCTTTAAACCTCGCAACCATCGAATTAATAGTAGGTAATAATATATCCCCTATGACACGCCCGACGTCAGCGAGATTATTCTTTAATATTGCTATCTGCGACGCAGTCGTTTGATAACGCCTCCCAGCCTCCTCTGTTAACGCCGTGTTTTCCTCCCACGCCTGGTTACCGAGCTTCACAGCGTCAGTAAACAAATCACTTGCCCCTGACGCTCTTAATATCGCATCCCTTAACCTTATCTCTGTTATACCCATCTCGTCGAGAATGGCTATTGCGCTTTTTCCGCTTCCAGTAGTATCCGATAAGCCTTTTATAAACAAATTCAGCGCATTAACGGCATCATCCCTGAACACATTTGCAAACTGTTCTGCGCTCATACCAGCGACAGCGGCAAAATTACGCAAATCATCGCTACCTGTTTCAACTGCTAACTGTATACTCGACAATAATCGAGAAAATGCCGAACCACCAGCTTGCGCCTCGATGCCAACCGATGATAAAGCCGTTGATAAAGCCAAAATCTCCGCCTCGCTTAATCCAACCTGCTTACCTACACCTGCAAGCCGTAATGCCATCTCGGTTATCTCCGCCTCTGTCGTTGCGAAATTGTTACCAAGCGCAACAATTGTCGAGCCAAGACGGTCGAAGTCCTTCTGCGACATCTGCGTGATGTTAGCAAACCTCGCTAATGCCGTCGAAGCCTGCTCTGACGATAAATTCGTCGACTCGCCCAAATCAATCATCGTGCGGGTAAACTCCAAAATCCTATCTGTTTCGATACCAAGCTGTCCAGCTGCTTCAGCAACCTTAGCTATCTCGGTCGTCGACGCTGGTATCTCTTTCGACATATCGATAATGCCTTGCCTTAAATTATCAAGCTGTTCGGTAGTTCCATCAACTGTTTTCAGAACGCCAGCGAAAGCACTCTCAAAATCGACGGATGCCTTAACGGATGCACCCAAACCAGCAACGATACCAGCTGATACAACTGTCATTTTTTTGCCTATGTCGGTAAATTTCTTTGATATAGAGTCAAGATTTCGACCAACGCTTTTCTCTAATCCGTCAATTTGTTTTTGAGCCTGCTGTATCGCTTGTTCAAAACTCCTCGCATCCGCCGTTATTATCGCTGTGAAACTCATTCTTCTTGTTTGTCTTTGTTTATTTTTTTAAGTGCTTCTTCTCGCTCTCGTCTCAATTCTTCCATAATCGCAGGGTCTACACGTCGTTTATTCTTATTTTCAATCGGCATGAACGCCTCCTCTGATTTCGGTAACTTCTTCGGGTTGAGATGACTTCCTATCATCGCATTGAACGCAATAGTACGTACCTTCCGCCATTTTTCTTTTTCCATCCTTGACCATGCGTAACATTTTATCAAATATTCGCACCATGGCATATCGTAAAATTGCTCCAACCGAAGACCAAGCTCCCCAAGAGCGAACGAGAGATGGTCACGGTTGAAGTCTTCATCGTCTATTGCTTTTTTTTTGCATTCGCATCTTTTTCAACCTTCGGAACACCCTCCGTCATCTGGTCGGTAAACAGTTTGATTATCGCCTGCGACTGTTCGCTAAACAATCCACCAGGTATCTCGTCGAGCCAATCGTAGATATCATTTAACGATATACCCTCACCTCTCCTACCTTCCGAAGCGTTAACAGCTCCATAGTAGAAAATCTTGGGTATAATATCGAACGGATTGTCTTTAATCAATTCACCCAGCTCGGATAATTTAACCCCCTCATCGGCGATACATTTCATAACGTATGCGCCGAATCTGATAGGTATCTCTTTACCGCTTACAGTTATCTTTGTTTCATACATAATTTATACATTTTTTACGGTGTTCCCATCGGGTCATCTTCCGTATAGTCTCCGTTAATGGCAATATCCATCGTGAACGTGCCAGTAGCACCTTCTTCGGTGGCGTCGAAATCAGCCGACAAGTCGGTGATAATTCCCTTGAAATATAAAGGATTTGTTTCACCAGTACCTTTATATATACGAAATGCTTGCTCTTGTAACGTGCCCTGCATCTCTTTCAAGTCGTGATAAGAATTTTCATCGACTATTTCTCCAGCGATAGACACCGTTCGTGTTATACTATTAGCTTTCGTAACAGTTTTACCTTGTGTACATACATTCGTTTTTTCAGAGGTATTCGTAGTGTTTCCCTCTGATCTGCTTGTAATGCAAGCAATCGGCACATAAGCAGTCTCTTTATAAACCGCCATTCGTGCTCCTTCCCATCCACTGTGATAATTAATTTCCATTTTTTTCAAATTTTAAAATGATTATTTTACTAAACGCAAGATTACTACTCGTTGACTCCGCCAATGAGCGTGCACTAACAAGTGTAACCTTGTCTATTCCTGTTATCTTTGACGACCCTCTATCGTCCTTTAATTTATACATTATTTCATTTCCTATATCCTCACACAGCTTTTTGCTGCCAACCGTCCCCCAAGTCGTTACGACTCGTATCGTAACGTTTAACTCGAAGCGTGGATTACAAACAGTTTGTATAGGACTCATCATCTCTTGCTGGTCTTGAATAACAACGTAAGCGGATAAAGCACCCTCAACGCTCGGCAAGGTAACATTCGGATTAACAAATTCATCAAAAACAGGAATCCGTATACCATTATATTCAAGCCCATTTAACGCCTCGAAAATCTTTCCCCTTATTTCTGTTGCTCTATCCATTATTTATCGTCCTTCATTTTATTTTTAACCAGCCTCGCCATTTTCTTGTAAAACTCATTGCCATATCTCAATACAGCTGGATAAAGATACGGTTTTCCTTTCAATGTACCTAATCCATTTACATAAAATTGCCACGCAATATCCTTTATCCATTGCGGGTATGGTGCGAGTATTTCACGTGCCGACAACCCTGTACCGAACTCGAAATATGCTGCTAAGTTATTCTCACCCAATACACCAACTTCACCTGTCATATCGTTATTTGTAAATCTTTTATCTATATTGATAAAATAATCTCCATCCTCGCTAACAGGAGCATTTCTTGTTGCTTCTACCTCTATATCAGTAACAGTATCAACAACCAACTCCCGCATCTTACGAATCTGGTCTTTTCTGTATTTATCAAGGTTTGCCAATGTTGTGTTTATAACTCGTCCCATATTTTAATCCTTTGCAGTTATATCGAATATCCATTCCTGACGATACCTTACCGACTCGACAATTGGTGCGTTGACAATGCGATACATTTTTCCCCTCCATCTTACTACATGTTCAACAGATGGTGTAAATCCTTCACGTGCCATGACACCAACACGATACATCGTCGGCAGCTTTAATTGTGCCTGTTCGATATCC